ATACGCCCCTACAATTCGTCACTAAAAATAATAATAATGTGATATATCATGCAAAGCAGAGGGTACGCGCGGGTGGCGCGAAGGTACCCCCTATAGTGGGACATAAATATAAAAACGCACCCATTTTTTACTAGTCATATAGTATATAAATATGTACAAGTATTTAGCCGAATTTACAGGAACACTTTTTTTCGTCTATGTGATTTTGGCCACGGGGAATCCGTTGGCTATTGGTGCGGCATTGGCATTGGCGATTATATTGACGACCAATATTTCTGGGGGGCATATTAACCCGGCGGTCACTATTGCGATGGCATCATATGATAAAATAAATACTAGTGATATCTTACCTTATATTGTAGCACAGGTATTGGGTGGATTAGTTGCCTTGGAGATTTATAAGAGATATAAGTTATAAATCAGGAAACCCCTCCCTTTTTATTTTATATAACGTACTGTCATATAGAAATATTCTCTATATGACATTCTTATGATACTAGTTCATGGGGGTCAGAAGGAACGAGGAAAAAGGAACGAAGAAAAGGTCCCTAGGCCCTAGATTTTTGCATCATACGAAAGAGGATAAAAAGCCCGACGACGGAAACCGCACCCAAATAAAACTGTGTCATATAGTCCCCCTTTTGTATTTTATAAGGGGACGGTGTCTGTATTCCCATTCTCATATATCCCCCAGTTGACTCCGTATGATCGAATGGAATACTATCTTCCATATAATCCGTATCCACCATGGCTACATAACTGTCCCCCTCTTCTACAAAAACCACATCAGTACTTTCTTCCATTGCGGTATATGGTTCCATACCCAAATCACTTTTTATAAGACCACTCGTTGTTCTCGACATATATCATATAAAAATATTTTTATAACCTAATAAACCCACATAAAAACTTCTTACTAAATCTATCTAACATGCAAAATACAGTCTATATCAATCACGCGCCCTCGGAAAAAGTCGTGAAAAAAGGCATCGAAATTTATACGGATTATATGACTACTTCTATCGAAGAAGGTAACGACTCCATCGATATTATTCTCACCGGCGTCATTTATAATGCCCGCGAAATCTGTAAAACCCTAATGGTCGACTATATGACCCCCGAACAAACCATCAAAAACGCATACGAAGCATATGGTATCGAAGAAACCATCCGTATACTAGACGGTGATTATACTTTCGTACTCATTGATCATAATGTCTTTTCCGATACGGCCAAAATATATATCGCCCGTGACCTAATTGGTCTCTATCCCCTTTATATTCATACAATTCCTATAAGACATATGAAACAAGCCGTCCTGAATAGTCCGTCCATTCTAAAACGGCTAGATATCATGGTGGACGATGAATTTCTATATGATAATTATGTGATATCTAGCGAACCGGTAGTCGATGAGGGAGTCGCGAGAACCTGCACACCCGGGTCATATAGTGAATTTACCCTCTCATTCCGCGTAAACGCGAAATGGCGGTTCGACGGAGAGACCCGGGTCTCTACGCTGGCCATTATGCCGCTCCTAATTCGACCCGTCATTTACGACTATTATTCGAGAACTTTACACCATATTTTCGAACAATCAATATTCAAGAGGATACAGAATGCGGATATCGTCATTTGTATTGCGAATGATATCTATGGGACATATATGGCGAAAGTCGTCCGAGAACTTTGTATCCTATCAAATAAAGAAATCAGAATAGAAAAGACGTTGGGTCCTATAGAAGATATTTCAAAGAATTCGGTGGTGCTTCATACGGGGTTTATCGAGAACCTATTTCAAATCCGGGAAATGAATCCGGTCATACAAAACCGGGTAATAAGGGATCATATAGAAAACCATTCACTATATGACATACGACGACGCTATAATGACGATTCACTCTATTTCCCCTTTTGGGATATTACATGGATACAATTCTATATGACCATGCATCCGAATTTTCGGGGAGAATATGTGGCGAAGTTTTTCTTATAAGAGAACTTTGGGATATAGAATGGTGGTGTTAACAATTGGCGAGAGAATGGATATGGCGAGAGAATGGAGAGAATGGATATGGCGAGAGAATGGAGAGAATCGAGAGAATGGAGAAAATAGTCATATAGAAAATATTTACTATATGACTACTTATTATTTCTATTATAGGACATAATCGCACGTGTTCTGAATTTTTTCCTATCTAGAATTCGGCGCCAAAATCGAAGATATCTTTATCCACCGTTTTATTCGCCAGGGCATACTCCGCATTGGTTCTCTCAAAAAAGTTGACTTTGGACTCGATGCTTATCAACTCCATGAAATCGAACGGATTTTGTGCATTATAAATCTTCTCATACCCCAATTGTACAACTAAACGGTCCGCGACGAATTCGATATACTGTGTCATAAGTTGGGCATTCATTCCGATCATACGGCAAGGGATCGCCTCTGTGATGAATTCCTTCTCTATTTCCACTGCCTCCGTAATAATCTCTATAATACGCTTCTTATGGAGTTTCTTCTGTAACTTAGTATAAAGCAAAATGGCGAATTCCGTATGTAAGGCCTCGTCGCGCGAAATAAGTTCGTTCGAGAATGTGAGTCCGGGCATAAGACCACGCTTTTTGATCCAATAGATAGATGCAAACGAAGACGAGAAGAAAATCCCCTCGACACAGGCAAAGGCGACGAGGCGGGCCGCGAATGACGACCGGTTATCCGCGATCCACTTCTTCGCCCAGTCCGCCTTCCTCTTGATACAGGGGAAATTCTCTATCGCATTAAATAGTTTATGCTTCTGTTCGGTATCTTTAATATAGGTATCAATCAAAATACTATACATCTCGTTATGTATGGATTCCATCGCAATTTGAAATCCATAAAAAGCCCTGGCTTCAGATATTTGAACATCGCCCATGAATCGAGCGGCCAAATTATCTTGTACGATTCCGTCTGACCCGGCAAAGAACGCCAACACCATACTTATAAAATGGCGTTCATCCTCATTCAATTTATCCCAATCCGCTAGATCTTGTGATAAGCCGACCTCTTCTGCCCTCCAAAAACAATCTACCTGTTTTTTATACATTTTCCATATGGAGTCATCTTGGATTGGGAACATTACAAAACGTGATTCATTTGGTGTGAGAATAGGGTCGTTTAATACTAGGTCTGTCATTCCTAAATAATATAATATGTATATTTTTATGTTCCTTTCATGAAGAACAATATATCCAAATAAATATATCCTATATGGCATTTGGGCTTTGTAAATATAAGAACGCATTCGGTATACCAGGCGAAGGTATCCATTCTTGGAGGATAGGTAAGGGTCTTATAGGGAAAAATGGAATAGCCATCGTAGATGTTCTCGTCGTGCTGGTTGCTGCCTATTTAATTTCCTATATGACCTCGCGCCCTTTTTGGCTTATTTGCCTTATTTTATTCCCTTTGGGTGTCATCGTACACCGACTCTTCTGTGCCCGTACTGCGGTGGATGTTCTCCTATTTCCCGAGGGGAAAGACCACGAATGAAATAAAAGTATTATTTATATAGAGAATGGCATGGTCAATGAAGTATAAAAGAAGTATTCATTGTAAACGTCCAAAAGGGTTCTCGCAAAAGCAATATTGTAAATCTAAAAATAAAAATAAAAAACACCTCAAAACAAGGAAAAATTCGAGGAAAAGGGATTTTTAATAATACGAATATTATATGCCTTTAAATGGTCATATAGAAATGATTCTATATGACACTTCGGAATCTTGGGACAAAAATCCTTTAGGTATATATTATCAAGGGGTACTATATATGACCTCAAAAAATATCCTTATCGATTCTTCTGACCTTGGTATCGAGCCGTCATTGACGACAGAATCCAAGCGTAGGGGAGGTCGAAAACAGAAAAAACCCAACCATAAAGAACTTTTGAATATGTATTATGTGGATAACCGTGCGGCATTAGAAGACGCCAAAGAGAGGGAAAAAGAGGAGAAAGATAAACGAAAGAAAGAGTTTCAAAAACCCTTATTTGAGAACATGCAGCACCTATCGGGCTACGAGAGGAGTCAAATAGAGAAGAAATTCACCCAGCCGAAAAACCGCCATCAGGAGAATTACGTGGCTATGTTACAGAATCCGTCGAAGAAAATCGTGATCGTTACTGGACCAGCCGGAACGGGTAAAACCATGTTCGCAACGCAATATGCCGTGCGTAGTTTTCTACAGGGTATCCACGAAAAATTGGTCTTTACTAGACCCTCCGTATCCGTGGACGAGGATCTGGGATATTTACCCGGGACGTTAGAAGAGAAAATGGCGCCTTGGATACGACCCATATACGATGTCCTATATGACTTCATTTCACCTAGGGAGGTACAGGCCTATATAGAAGATAAAGTGATCGAGATTGCGCCCCTGGGATTTATGCGCGGTAGGACATTCAAGAATACGTGGATTGTAGCAGATGAGATGCAGAACTCGACGATTTCCCAGATGAAAATGCTTATGACGCGGTTGGGAAAAGGTAGCCGGCTTATTATTACGGGGGATTTAGAACAATATGACCGGCCAGCGGAGGTCAATGGAATGGAGGACTTTTTGACCAAATTCAAGGGAAAGCGGAGTAGTAGTATCGAGAGTTTCGAATTCGACCGGAATGATATCCAGCGAGAACAAGTCGTCAAAGAGGTTCTCGATATTTATGCGGGATCTTCTATCCCCCCGGATTATGTAGAAGAGGATGATGATAGGTCGAAATAAATAATATCCATATATACATTATATGGCAAATAAGCAATTATTAAGATCAAAAAATATATTGGATACTAGATTAAATAATAGTTGGTTACATAATACGTATGTTCTCTATTTTATATTTATAGTTGCATTAGGATATGCCTATTATTTGATGGCCTCCTCGGATTGGTATTATTTATCCGTACTTTTCATATTATGTTTTTTGACATCATTTTTTAGCAAGAATATCATCGTTATTCTTTGTATAGGACTCGGTGCGACCAATATTTTGAAATACGGTATCAAAGCCACTATGGAAGGATTCGAAGAAAAAGAGGGGTTAGAAGTAAAACCGAAAAAAGATTATAGTAATGAAGAAGACGAGAACTTCGAAGATAATTCGGAAAAAACAACCTTAGAATCAGAGGAAGTTAAATATGAGAACCCTACAGAAGAGAGTAGGAAAAAGAAGAAAGATAATTTCGTATCGAAACCAGACGGGGTTTATACCACGGATGAAGATATGGATATAACCAAGGTATATGACGATAAAGATCATATTATTAAAAACCAAGAAAGGATTTTGAAGAATTTGAATCAATATAAACCACTTTTAGATACAATTAATAGTATCACGAAATCCGTATCGAGTTTTAAAAATCGATAAATAAATGTCACATAAAATACTTCATATAATATAACATGAAGTATTTTTTAATCACTCTATTGATAATCATAATACTAATCGCCATATTTTATAAATCGGCGAGAACATGTAAGAGGAGTGAGGGATTCGGTCTCGATTTCCTCTTTTTTCCTATATGTATTATTATCGGTATTTTCGAATTTTTAGGGGGTGTCATATTAGGAGTCGTTTGGGTAATTCAATGTATTCCCAAATTACCGGATATACTGACATGGGCTGTAAAGGGTTTTATGTGTGGTTTAATGGGTATTATTAATTTACCGAAATGTTTTTTATGGTACCTTTTAGAATGGATTGGTTGGGTATTCTATTTACCTTGGCGTTTTTTATTCTTTTTGATGGATGGTGCTGCAAATGCTATCATCGGTAAAAAAGTGGTGGTTGATTTTGAGCATAAGGTCTGGTGTTTTTTAGAAGAAATGGATAAATATATTCATAAGAGGTATAAAATGCATATTATACATTACCCGGATAGCGTTGTAGAGAAATGTTATACATGTAGAATGCCGAAATTTCCGAGTTTACCTGCATTCCCGGAAGAGGCACTGGATTTAATGCAAAATGCGTTTAACTGCTAGGTAGGGGAGGGGCACAGCCCCTCCCCCTACGACCCCCTCCCCAACAAAGTGGTCTTATGTAGGGGAGGGACACAGCCCCTCCCCCTACGACCCCCTCCCCTATAAAGTGATATTATGTAGGGGAGGGAAACAGCCCCTCCCCCTACGACCCCCTCCCCTATAAAGTGATATTATGTAGGGGAGGGAAACAGCCCCTCCCCCTACGCCCCCCTCCCCCACAAAGTGATATTATGAATGTAGTGTCCAA